AGACATTGACAAAAGTCTGCATGTCATTGGTGGCACGCTTATCGAGATAGCTCTGCACGATGTCTCCGAGACGGCGGAAAATAGAATACATTTCGTTGAGGTGGTATGAAGCGTGTCCCCTGAAAGGCTTCAATGCCCGCCATCCTCCACCCAAACGCTCGGCATTACGCACGGCCCATATCCGCCGGCCATCGCCCCACTGGCTACTGCAATGGCGGCAGACGTAACGGGCAGAGAAGGGGTCTTGATCGCCTTCAGGATTGCTCTTCCCGTCCCATATCACTTGTTCCCAATCCAGCTTCTGAAAGTCGTGGCAATCGGGGCAGGGCACATAAAAATATCGCTGGTCGCCCGCATTGAAGGCGTCCTCGATGTAGGAAGACCCCTTGATGGTCGGCGTGCTAATCTCTATCAGCTTCCGCTGGTCGCCGAAAGTGGCGGCCCGTTGCCACATGAGACCCACGGCATGTCCCTCGGCGGACGGCTCATAGCCGTCGATTTCATCGGCCACGATAAAAGGGGCCGATCTGCCGCGCATTGTCTTCTGACTCCCAGACCAAGCAAACATGATAAAACCGCCCGGGTATGATTTCATCGTGCTGTTATTCACACCGTCACGGCCTCGTGGTTTCGCCAGTCGGTCGCGGATACCGGGGCTGGACTCTATCAGGGGTAGAAATTTGGTGTTCATCCAGACCTGTAGATCGGTTTGACTCGGCTGCATCATCATCTGCGATAATGGGCGCATGGCGATATGGTATGCTTGGGCGCACAGCGCCACCGTGGTCTTGCCGACCTGCGCACTCCACATCAAGGTTATGCGGTGGCAATCGGGGGAAATAGTCATATCCAATGGCTCGCGCTGGTAGGGGGCATTATCGAATCTGATGAATCCGGGGATTGCATTGCCGATTGGAATCCTGATGTTGGCCTCTGCCCACTCGCTGGGCTTAAGGTCAGGCGGAGGGCGCAGATGTTGTTTGGCGGCCCTTACCGTGCGCGCCAATACGGCACTGTTATCAAATCTCCCCACTGTCGGCGTCCTCCTCGTCATCCGACGGCTCGATCAATATGTCGGAATCGGCCAAAGCGGTCAACACTGAGTCAATCTCGCGCAACAGCACGGTCTTCACCTCGCGCTCATCGGTATTGCCAACAAGGGCGGATGCCACCCTGGTCGGGATATTGCGCATATTGGCCGCCACCTCGGCGAATAGGGTAGCAAGATTGCGCTCGACCTGCCTTACGCTCACTACCTCGCCCGTAATTTTTGCCGTCTCCGCCTCTGCCCTATCGGCCTGGGCTTTGGTCAGCCGCGCCCGCTCCCGCCGATAATCGAACACCTCCTCGCCCACAGAGGGAGCAATCGCTGGATTGCGGGACTCAAGATAGCAGATATATCCCTGTACAGCGGATGCCAATTCATAGCGGCCCCTTTTTGCTTTTGGAATAATGCCTTGCCGGACAAGCTGATGTATTCGCCGCTCGGATAGCATGAGCACTTCGGCGATTTCACCAACCTTACAAAGGCTTTTAGTATCCACACAGGGGCCCTTCAATTATTTCCAGGCAATAAAATGAAAAAGAGAAATTCACTTTTTTGGGCACTCACAAATGATAAGCCGCGAGCGTTCGCCGCCCGCTATAGCCCCACCCCGGAAAGTACCTTTAATGCCGGGGGGTTAGCTTCTCTGATAAGTTCTGCCTCCGCCTGCCTGCGGAGCACCAGACCTCTCAGCACTCGCCCTCCGGCTCTGGTCCATCGCATTAACTGCTCTATCGCCCCGTCCCAGTCCTCCTCATTGATGCGCGCACGAAGGGTGCTCGCCCTATAGCGCGGCACACCAAGGTTGTAGGCAAAGTCAGTGATGGCTGCCAAGGGACCGGGGTAATCTATCAGGTGAGGAGAGGCGCGCAGAACACCGGCCATGTAATTGTACCTTAACTCGTATAACAGCCACTCGCTGGCCTGGGTCTTAGTGATCGGCGGATCATCTGGTGTCACCCTGATCCCGCCGGGCTTATAGACCGTGCCATAGCCGATAGTCCAGTAGCCCGCTGGACACCGATAGGGCGCGGACCTAAAGCCCTCGAATCTCCTGCATAGTGCTGCCGCCATATCAAGCGCTATCTCAATATTCATGTACGATTGCGCTCCCACACACGACCGACAAACCAAAATGAAATGATCATGAACAGGACGGTCACGTCATCCTTGGTCCACAGGCTCAGGATCACATCGCGCCAGTTTCCGCCCTGCTCAATGGCGAGCAGATAAGAGGCGAGCTTGACGAGAAAGTACGCGCCGACAAACGCATAGGTAATGATAGGCCGCACCAGTGCAGATATAGCGGCGACGACCTTCCCGGCAGCGGCGGCCATCTTGCTCTGCTCGGAGAATGCCTTGCTGATGGTGTCCAGCTCCTGGCCGATCATGGCCGCCTCGGTCTCCCTCATAGCGATCTCACCGCGCACTTTAGCGAACTCCATCTCCGCACCAAGCATCGCAAGCTCATGCTTACGCTCGTTGGCACGATCAAACAGTTTGATGATCTCCGGGGCCAAGCGGAGCAGACCACCAAATATCCCGCCAAATAAAGTCTCAAGCATCATTCCTCCTTCGGGCCGCCGAGGCCCTGATCCTGTTTTTTGCCGATGATATTGCGCACATTACGCTCGGTCATACCGAAAAGCCCGGCCACTACCTCGGCACGGGCTCCCAATCTGATCATGCGGCGTATAGCCTCATCACGCATGATCCTGAAAATATCCTTGCAAGTGCAAGGGTAAAGAATCTCCCCGCCGAATACGCGCACGAGCTTCTGCGCATCCCGATACCCGATCATGGCTATCAGCTCATGGTCGAGCGGCAATTTCTTAGGGACATACATGATGAGCGTCGGCGTTTTCCTGTCGGTCCGCTGGTATGCCGGTAATTGCGCGAGCAGATGAATTGTCTGCTCAATGCCGATCACCTCGGCAATCTCGCGCACGCTCTTGGGCAAGGCCCTAAGCAGGTGGCCGTCATTAATCCCTGATTGCAATAGCCTTGCGAGGCCGGCCTCCAATGCCTGCTGGGCCTCCACTTCACTGACATCAGTATCGTCCATTAGGTCTCCTATATTTTTAGGCTCAATCCAACACAGCATGATTATTCCGATTTGTCAATATTAAAAAAGGCGACGACTTTTCAGCCCCGCCTCTCCTCCCGCAAAGAAGCTCATGCGCCACATCAAGAACTACATTCGAGACATCCACAATCGCAATAGTCGCGATAATGAACGCCTCAAGCCATGGACCCCAAAATAGCATATTCAGCCCTTAAAATGTCTGAAACATAATATAACAAAACATACTTGGACGTAGAACAGAATCATGTAAATAACTATGAAGGAAATAAATGCTGTCACTATTATGCCCATAGTTCTAAACATTCTCTTCATCAATTTTTCCCTTGTAATCCTGACAAAATTGGGCAAAATTCTGATAGCAATGAGGCTCATTTTCCTCCAGAAACTTGTTGTAATCTTCCTGGGAATCAAAGAAGAATGTTTCGGCAAAATTCGGCGTATAATAGGCCGACACGCGCCAGCGTTTCATCCCAATATCCTTCCCCTGCCTATCAAGATAGTAGTACCTCATTCCGTCAATGATGACACCTTCAACTTTTTTCATTTTCTTCCCCCTGGTAGATGTATTTCCCAACTTATTAACTTTTCCCACGCCGCTTGCCATTCAAGCATCTTTTTTAGTACTTCTCGCAAGGTCATTTTATAACCTCCTAATTATTGCGCTATGTCTACCGCTATGTTGTGACCTACTTTCACCCAGTCAAAGAAGACAGTGCCTTGAGGGGGAGACATTCTGCGCCTGCCCTTACGATGCGCAAGCCTCTCAGGATAACACCCTACACTAGAATAGATTCGTTTTCTCTGATTCCTACACAAGACACCTTCAACTGAGACGATTTCAGTAAAGTCCTCGAGTCCGTAATCGTGCTGGAATTCAGCCGCATCCTTTATAGTCTCAAATGCCATGATGCCAAGGCTGTAGTCGGTCTTCTTGACGGTACTTCCTTTGCCATACGTCGGAAAGTATTTTTCTAAACCATTATTTTTAATTTTATTCAAGAGTGCGTCTTTTCCGTACCGCCGTTTGAACATGGCTGCGTTTGAGCCCATCCTAGTGTCTCTGTCTACTACCTTATATCCTTTTACAAGACGTGTTCTCATCCCACTGTCCCTTCCTTTACTTAAAGGGCCCGGATTTATAGAAGGCTCCGGGCTGGCCGTCTATGGGAGGTAGGAAAAGCCTTTTTTCATTTGACGCCAAAAACCCCGCACCACGGACATTCTGCCGCCTTTTTTCGCCTATCCTCAATTCATTTCTTCCCATGCGGTAGATATAGAGCGGGCAGTCCATCGTTTCACACTCGCGGACAAGGGAAGTCTGTCCATTTTGGCAGCGCAAACATTCGCGACGAAGTGTCTTGACCGATATTCGCCTCCCCGTCCCTCTTTCTGTTTTCAAAACCATTGCCACCCTCTTCCGTAATATCAATAGCTTACGTCTATCATTAATATCGCCGTGGCTTATCTTTTTTCGCCCAGCCAAAAAATACCCTCAAAGTGCGCAATATTTTTCACCGGACATCGCTGATAATGCAATAATATCGCTCACATGCGCTATTTTTTTTCAACATGAGCGGCGAGACTGCCATTCCCACCCAGCAAGGCCGCCAGCTCATTCACCAGCTTCTCGGCCTGCCGCTCGGTAAGGCCCCCTACCACGCATGGGCGGACAACCACCGAGTGCTTTAGCTCGATTCCCGCCGGGCCTTTGACGGCCTCGACATAATGACTGACGTTTCCCGCGTCCCGGATTAAGGCTTTTTTAAGATTGGTTTTCATCTTTTTACCTCTCTAAAATTATTTTACCTCCCTTTGTTCTGCCGCACCTTCGCCATCCAGCTTGAATGAAGCAAAATCCGGGGTTAATTGATTTGATTTTTTTTGCATCCACGTAGGTATAATGCCTCTCACCAGGCCAGCAAAAATCAGCGATGGCGTCAGCTTGGCGGATAAGGATAGAGCTTT